ATCAGCTGTAAAGTTTGCAGTGTCCGTAGCAGCTTTGTCTTGCAGCATAGCTAATTCCATCTGCTGCTCATTAGACATGTTAGCCATATCCATCTGCTGTGCAAAAGAAGCATCAGTTTTGCGGAAATCAATTAAAGCTTGAAGGTTTGTTAAACGCTCAGTTTGTTCTGCTGTCATTGTATCTTTAGCAGATGCGTTTAGTTCCGAAACTCTTTGCATCTCAACCTGAAGAGCAGGAGACAGGTTTGCTTTTTCCATGTCCTGATTCAAATCTGCTTGCCGTACAATTTTATTTACTTGTGCATTGTATGTTTGCAGTTTAGCTTGCTGCTCAGCGTTTAGATTTTGTGCGCCTGCTGCATTTAAAGCCTGTAAGTTTGCAAGGTCTAACTGGGCACTAGTGCTCAACTGCGAGATAGCTGCTTGTTGACGCTGCGAAGATTCTTGCTGTGCGCGTTGTTGCGCCATCTGAACATTTGTAAGAGCTGTTTCTTGAGATTGTTGTGCAGTAGTCATTACTGCTTGTTGCTCAAAAGTTCCTTGCTGTACTTTAATTTGCTGTGCCATTTCTGCTGTTTGTGATGCAGCAGTCTGACGATTAGCTAAGTTTTGCATACGAACTTGCATGGTATTCTGTGCAGAAGATAAATTAGCTTGTTGTTCGTTGCTGAGGTTTTGTTGTGCTCGTGCTTGAAGGGCTGTAGCGTTGCTCTGAGCAATTGGAAGCGCACTCTGGATGATAGCATTAAATAACGCATCGCGGCCTACAGAAGAAGCAGAAAGCCCTCTACTGGCCATCTGAGCTTCGATAGCTGCAACAGCTGGCCTAGCCCACAAAGGAGTCTCTCCGTCTTCCATGCCTGCTAACAAGCCTTCCATCTGCGTAGAAACTAATGCTTCTGTCGGCAACGCTGCTACTGCTGCTGTAGTTTTAGGATCTTCGTTAGAATCTATTTGAGCTTCTACACTTGCTGGATCTTGTGCAACAGCCGCCGTAACTTCGGGCGGGATGTCAGCAACAACTTCCATCATATCTGCTGCCGCTACTGTACGCTCTTGACCTGTTACAGCCTGCATAGTCGCAGCAGCCATTGTAGGGATACCGCCAATCTGTGCAGCGTCTCCTTTAGGAGCTTCGCCTGTAATAGCTTGACGGCCTTCTAAGTCTATTGAAGGCGCAGTACCCAACTCAGCTGCAATACGCTGTGAAGCTTCTCCTACTTGTGCAGTACGCTCAGAAGCTTTGATGTATGCAGGAATTGCATCTATCTCTGTTTTACCGCCTTGGGGCGTAAAGTCAGCTCCATATGTTTCTGCACGTACAACCACTGCTTCGGGTGTTTCGCCTAAACGGCGCGTATAGCCCATCTCAGCTGCTTGACCTACCTGTACTTGGCGTGTTTGAGCTAGTGAGTATTCTTCAAGATCTTTAACATTTACACCGCGTTCTTGAGCTAAGTTGTTTAGGCGTTCTATTTCTTCAGGCGGAATTACTTGAGCTTCGCGTGTAGTAACATCTATGTTTTCGGGCTGATCTACTGTAAAACGTTTTGTTGTTGCAGCGCCTTCAACATAATCTTTTTCTCCTGCTCGCTGTGCAGCTTCTCCCATTGCAGCAGCTTCAGAAGCAGCATCACGTTGTGCAGTAGCTACTGTAGCAGCCCTTGCATACCCTGCTTCTGCTGCTGTAGTAGGTCTTCCAAGCTGTGCAGCTTTTGTAGCATCCATCTGGCCAGCAGTAGTTGTTGCTTCAAAACCAGCTGCATACCCAGTACCTAACTCAACTTGAGCTCCGGATACTTGACCATATGCAGTTGCTATAGGCGCAGCAGTAACAGTGGTAGCAGTAAGATTTTCTTGATCTTTCATTTGTTGGATATCTTCAGGGGCTGTAGTAGCACCATAGCCGCTTACTCTAGTGGCTTCCATTTGTCTTAAGTCTGCTTTGGGCGGAGCGTAACGCGGGATATTAATAGGAGCATCAGAAGAAACGCCTCCTGTGCTTGAACCTCCGCCTGTGTTTCCTGTACTTGAACCTCCGCCTGTGTTTCCTGCTCCACCGTAACCGTTAACTGATTGTTGGGCATTAGTCATAGCTATTTGCTGTTCTCTAGTTAACCCTGTAGTATCTGCTGGTGTTGCCATATTTGTTTCCTCTGCTGCTTTCTTTTGTTCAGCGTTTAATCTATCTATTTCGTCTTGCAAGGCTTTTTCTCTTGCTGCATCTTCTTGTATTTTTTTAAGTCTTAAAGCCTCTGCTTCTGCTTCAGCATCAGTTTGAAAGCTTATGTCTCTAATAGGAGCAGCGTATCCACTACTGCCGCCACCCCCTGCTGTGCCTGTGCCAGCCCTATAGGATGGATTATAAGCTCCGCTTTGATTTTGATTAGTAGTATAACTTCCTGAAGGAAGAGAACGACCGCCGCCACTTGATCCATAAGTAATAATTTCATTTAACTCGCCGCCATAAGCAAAAGAAGTGCGTTTTGTTTTTAACTTCTTTAAAGCCTTACTAGATTTAACGATTTTCTTTTTCATTTACAATGGCCCTATGCAGCTTGCTGTGTTGACAAGTCTTTTAAAAACTTGTAAGCGTTCTTTACAGATTGTTCTGAAGCATTCTTTGGAAATAAAACTTCAGCCCCTTCAATTGTATGAACATATGAAGTTTCTAAAGAAATTTCATCGTATGTATAGTTTTCTGGATACTCAACTTCTAATTCAGGCAGTCGTGTATTTTCGTGTAGCTGCCCCAAGTCTTTCATTTTTTCTAAGGCTTGTAAATAATCGTCCATCCAGTTAAAGTCGTTGCCTAGCTTAGATTCACGCATTACAATTCCAAAAGTGCGTTCATCATAAATGTAGGTTGCTGGTCTTTCGTCAGTAGAGTAAAAGTTTAAACGGCCTTCAAGTGCTTCGTGTTTTAAACGCAACATCTGCAAAGTATCTTCGCCAATTACAAGCTCTTCGTCAAATCTAAATTCAGCTGCTTTACGACTAAACCAAGTAACACGACAATGCACTTCATTGCCTTCACTATATTTTTGTTGTTCTTTGTAATACTTAGTGTGAAGGCTTTGAAAATAACTAGCTTTCTCGTGGCTTAGCTTTGCATTTTCTTTAAAAATTTTATAATAATCTACTTTAAATAACTCTTCGTAATCTACAGTAAAAGGATTTAAAATAAATTCTCCGTCTATTAAGTTTCTAAAAGACGCTTGGTGTGTTAAACATACTGCATCTGGGGGAGTTTCTAAGTCTTTTAAGTGTTGATACATCCACACACCGTGCTTAGTTAAGAAATCATCCCCGTCTATTAGCACACAATATTCATTATCAGACTTTAAAAAAATATCAAATACTGAGTTTTTTCCTTTAGAAGGGGTTCCATTACTCTCCGAAATATGATATTCTATTCTTTCATGTTTACAATGTGAAACAGCTTCTTGTACGTATATGGGGTTTAAACTGTTAATTACAACCACCAACTGTTCTTTAGGTATGTTACTATGTTCTAAAGAAGTATGACGCTTTAAAGCTTCTAAGTTCTCAGATGTAAGTACATAAAACTTTAATTTCATTCTTCATCCTTGTGAACAAGTTTTTGAATAGTTTCTGATTCGTATATCCGTATACCTAACCATATAATAGTAAACAGTGAAGCTGTAGGTGGTAACCAAGCAACTAAAGAAAGTAGCCCTGTTGAAGCGGCTACAATATCTACTGTTTCTTTTACTGACTCTTCGACAGCCATTACCAAGGTGTTCCAACAGAAATAGCTGGAGCTTTAGACTCTGAAATCTGTGCAGCGATAGAGTCTTCAATGGCTGTTACACCTTCCTCGCCAATGCTGTCCTTCACCCAACCAATAGCCTGAGCTTCTGTGATGTCTTCATAGGCTGTAAAGCCTTCTGCGTCTACATCGGGTGTAAAGCCACAAGTGCCATAGCTACTGCCTGAGTGTGTGTCATCGCCTACGACTTCGCTGTCTGATGCACGCCAATGAGCTACTACAACACCGTCATCAGTATTGCGTTCTAGTGTTGAGATTGTCCAAGTTACTGCCATGATTATTCTCCTTTAAGATGCGCTGTAGTCATTGCCTGCAACAATCGCTGCATCACATGCAGTCATGTCTTCATCGCCCCAATCGTCTTTAGCAACCATCAACTCTAGGTGCTGTACGTTTCTATCTACACAGCCTTGACGGTCTTCGGCATCATCTTCTGCCATAGAGTCTCCTGCGATAATAGCGTTGATAAGAGCTACGCTGTCGCCCATTGCTGAGTAGTCTTGTGCTAGTTGTTCTTCGGTACGTGGTTCCATTGTTTTATTCCTCTAGTTTGATTCAAGTGTTGCGATGCGAGCAGTAGCGGCATCAAGTTCTGATTTAAGTTCTTGGATTGCTTTAATGCAAAGAGAAACCATATTTGCATAGGCTAAAGAATCTGGCTCACCGTCTTGGTTATATTCCACAAATTCAGTAAGACCAGCATCATGTACCTCTTCAGCAATTAAGCCACCAAAGACAGTGTCGCCATCATTATTACCCTTGTAAGTTACAGGGCGTAGAGTGAGCAATTCAGTTAGGCCGTGAGTAGCGTCCTGAATTGTGTTTTTGTAACGACTTGATGATGTTGACCTAAAAAACTGCCCCGTAGAACTAACAAACATATTTGCGGCGGCGGCGGTTGTGTAACTGTAAGCGCCAACACAGAACGGTCTTCCTAAGCTGTCTAAATAAAGCCGTGGATTACCATCCCCATCCGACAGCACGATGTTGTTGCTTGAGGTGCCTATGTTGAGTCCGTGTTGGTTGCCGTTGAAGCGTCCAAGAATGGTGTTGTTAGCACCTGTGGTTATGTTGAGGCCGCTGTTTGTGCCAACACACGTGTTACTAGAGCCGGTACTGCAATAATATCCCGATTGCAAACCAAGGAATGTATTTGACGTTCCAGAGAAGTTGGCGTTATATCCGCCTGCCGCATAACCTACAGCAGTATTATCGCCATTAGTTGTTCCTGTGCGTCCCGCTCCCCAGCCAATATAGGTGTTGTTAGCACCTGTTGTGTTATTTGGCCCAGAATTATAGCCAAGCGTAGTATTGTTGGTTCCTGTCGTATTTGCGTATAAAGAAGAATAACCAACTGCTGTGTTGTTAGAGGCTGTGGTGTTTAAGTACAGCGCACGATAACCGTGTGCAGTGTTGTTTGCACCTGTAGTGTTTGTTGCTAATGCAGTTGCACCAGAGGCAGAGTTGTAACTACCTGTGGTATTTGCAAACAAAGTCTTACGCCCAGAAGCATCGTTTTCTCTGCCTGTAGTGTTTGCGGCTAAAGCCTCAGTACCTACCGCTGTGTTTTCAGTGCCTGTGGTGTTTAGCCTTAGAGCGTGTAGTCCAACCGATGTGTTACTAGCCCCTGTAGTAGTTGATTCCTGTGATTGATAGCCTACTGCGGTGTTGTTGGACGCTGTGGTGTTGGATTTTAATGCGTCTTTACCAACCGCTACGTTAGCGCCACCTGTGGTGTTTGCGAATAAAGCTGACATACCAACGGCTACATTGTTAGATGCTGTAGTGTTAAATCTAAGCGCGTTTACACCCACGCTAGTGTTTTCAGAGCCAGTGGAGGCATACTGAGAGGACGTACCAACAGCAGTATTATTTGAACCTGTTGCTGTTTGTCTTAAAGTATTCGCACCTAAAGCGGTGTTGTTATCGGCTGTAGTGTTGTTTATTAAAGCATCCTTACCAACCGCTACGTTTGCTCCACCTGTGGTATTAAATTGCAAAGAAGCAAAACCTATAGCAGTGTTATTAGCCGCTGTGTTTCTCCACAAAGCCGCATAACCAATAGCGGTGTTCTGACTAGATGTAACATTAAACCCTAAAGCCTCATGCCCGATGCCGACATTAGAAGCACCAGTTGTGTTAGCGCCTAGTGCGTCTCTACCTATTGCAATATTTGCATTTGCTGTAGTGTTAGCGTCTAGGGCGTATGCTCCCAATGCTACGTTGTTTACGCCTGTGGTGTTTGCGCCTAGAGACGAATGACCAACAGCTGCGTTGTTTGACGCTGTGGTAATCGCATCACCTGCAAGACCACCAATGAGGGTGTTTTGAGTGCCTGTGGTTACTGCGCTTCCTGCTTCATGTCCAATTGCTATATTGTAAGCTGTAGCTCCTGAGTCTTGGAGTTTCAATGCACTATCACCAATAGCTATATTTGCACCATACGAGTCTTCTGTTAAAAGTGCTTGATAACCTATAGCAACATTAGAATTACCTCCAGTAAGAGATGCTCCTGCCTGATAACCTAAAGCAACATTACTATCACCAGTAGTAATCGCAGTACCTGCTTCATCGCCTACGACAGTATTATAATTACCACCCGCTATAATGCTGTTACCTGCGTTGACACCTGCGCGGAAGTTGCTGGTGCCTGCGGTGTTTGTAGTCAACCCACCCATCGTGGCTGTGCCTGATAGGTAGAGGTCTTTGAAGCGTGTGGTGCTTCTTCCTAAATCTTTTGTGCCGTCAGATACACCAAAATTACCACCAGTAGGAACGATTTGATTTGAGCCTGAAAGAAATAATAATCCTACATCAACACTTTCAATACCAAGATTATCTCCATTACTACCAATACCACCTACGGGTGCGCCGTCTTTGTAAAACGCGAGAATATCGCCATCCGAAGACAGCCTGTTCAATAACAACGGCTGCGCCCCAGAGCGAGTCATGTAGTTGTTGCCACCAGTTCCAATCTGAGAGCCTACAGCGGCATAGTTTGAACTTGTAGTCCCCACAAGCAAGTTACCAGCCCCATCCAGTCTCATATCCTCCGTTCCACCACTAGAGCCTGTGCGTCCCCTACCAAAAACTATAGGTGCGGGTTCAGGAGTTCCGTTAGAATCTGAGTTTATGTAAAGACTTTCTTGAGAGTGTATATTGCCTGAGCTAATTCCTTCACCGCCTAGCTCCAAGACTCCACCGTTAATCTTGACAGCTCCTGAAGAGTCTATGCGCATACGTTCGTCTGCTGACGTAACATCCGCGCTTGAAGTGGCGTTATTAGTGCAGAAAATTAAAGCGCCTTTGTCAAAATCTCCGGTTCTTTCAAAGCCAATTGCGCCTTTTGACCAAGTTGTACCTTCTGTTCCTATTTTTACAAGAGTTGTTCCACCAGTGTTAAAGTTATTTTGCGATAACCGTAATACAGTAGAATCTGCGGCATCTGCACCAACTGCTTGTACATCTAAACGTTGAGCGCTAGCTGACCATGTGAGCTTAGGCGTTGTGCCTGTGTCTTCGTAGAAGCTGATGTCTCCGCCTGCGGCTAACTTCATTAAGTTATATGCGTTTGTGCCATCAGATGACCTAAAAAAATGATTGCCGTGGCTTGTATTATTTTGAGCCACATAATATGCGGAACCATTAGCTTCGCTTACTGTTAATATTTGATTTGTTCCATCAGTGTCAGTAAGTGACAGTGTAGGACTTCCATCGTTGATTGCGATGTCACCATCAACAGTCAACCCATCCATCGTGGCTGTGCCAGTGACGTCTATGCCTGTGGAGGTGGTGGCTAGTTTTTCTTCGTTGTTAAAAAACAGCTTAACAAAACCGTTTTCTTGGAAAGTAGCCATTGATTCGTTGGCAGTAGCACCTTCTATAAAGATGTTATTGGCTGCTCTTAAATAAAGGTTTCCAGTTCCTACGTCTTCAATAAAGCTATTGTTGCCATTATGATAAATCTGTAGATCATCACTAGCGCCGAACGTAGCCTTACCGTTGTCGCCTAATGAAACATCACCAGTAACGTCTATGCCTGTGTCTGTGGTGGCTAGTTTTAAAGAGTCATCGTAATAAAGTTCAACGTCACTATCTTGATTAAATAAAGCTAACTTTTCACCAGTGGGGCTTTGTATATTCAACTGGTTAGAACGAACAACAAGCGCGCCTGTGCCTTGGTCGTATATGCGACTGTTTCCACCATCATGGAATATCTGTAAATCATCACCAGCACCAAACGTAGCCTTGACGTTATCAGCAAAGTTTAAGTCTTCGTTAGCGGCTGACCATGTAAGTTTTTCAGTCGTGCCTGTGTCTTCGTAGAAGCTGATGTCTCCGTTGGAGGAAATAGCCATTCTTAATAAAGGATTGTATGGACTAGTGTTTCCTGTACTGTCGTTATCTGTTCTAAAATAAAGTGACCCTGCGTTATCAGCGCCATTAGTTGCAGTTTGAATAGATGAAACATATAAGCCAGAGCTATCCTTCCACCCTACAGCACCTTTTCCTCCAGAAGTTACAGTACCGGTTCGTTGAAGCGTTAAAATAGCATCTGCGCCTGCGTCTTTGATTAACGCTCCACCATCGTCAACAACAAGCCCATCCATCGTGGCTGTGCCAGTAACGTCTATGCCTGTGGAGTCTAAGGTCATTATTACAGTGCCAGAGCTAGGCGCTTGATTTCCCGAACTTGTTACTGAAAAAGAAAGACTGCCATCCATAGTCCCATCTGTAACATCATCTATGGATGCAAAAATAGCCGCATAGTTCGCGGAAGCGGAAGTGCTTGTGTTGCCTCTAAATTGCAACATTCCTATATTATCACCATCCACAGGGGTAGAAGAATCTCTGTATAAAACTAAATCAGGGGCTGTACTGCCTCCCGAATCTGTACCAGAAATAACTACGCCATCGCCCGTTGTATTGCCTACGTTAAAAGTTGTAGCACCATCAACAGTAAGACCATCGGCTACAACATTACCCGTAACGTCTATGCCTGTGGAGGTGGTGGCTAGTTTGATAGCGCCATTATAATAAAGTAGAAGAGCGTTGTTTTTCTGCCCTCGTAACATTATGTTGCCTTCGTCACTTTCTAGAAGAACATAAGATGCGCCCTGTAGTTTTAAATTACCCGCTCCTGCATCTTTGACATAGCTGTGGCTACCATCATGATAAATCTGTAAGTCATCACCAGCACCAAACGTAGCCTTGTCGTTGTCGCCCAATGCAATGCCGCCGTTGGCTGTGATTTCGCCTGTAACTGTAGCTGCTGCAAACGTAGGACTGTCTGTAGTAGCTACGCCTTGGTCAAGAGCTTTAACAGCAGTGATGTTAGTCAACTCGCTGTCCATCAAAGCACCAGCGGCTGTAACGTTTGCTGTGTCCGTAACGTCTGCAAGAGCTTCAATGCCATCTAGCTTAGACTCATCAGCGTCAGTAAAAGCATTAGTGTTTGCGTTGCTTTCGTATGCTGTTTTAATCTCAGCAGCAGTTTGGTCAGCAGTTGCACCAGCTTCAATGCCATCAAGCTTTGTGCCATCTGTAGCAACATCACGACCATCGACTGTGCCGCCAACTGTAATGTTTCCTGTAGCGCCTACGGTTGTGAATGAACCCGCTGCGGCTGTTGTACCACCGATTACAGTGCCGTCTATTGTACCGCCATCAATGTTAGGAGTGTTTACGTCAGGAGAAGTTAGAGTCTTATTTGTAAGCGTTTGTGTGCCGGTAAGCGTTGCTACAGTAGAATCTATTGCGAGCGTTACGCCGTTGCCGCTTGCAGTAGAATCAATACCCGTACCACCCAACACACTCAGAGCTTCTGAATCTAAATCAATTGAGATGCTTGTAGTGCCGTCAGTTACATCCAAGTCCTGTGCGGTTACTTGAGAGTCTACATAGGCTTTAATGCTCTGTTGAGTTGCAAGAGCTGTTGCGCTATTACTAGCCATGTCGTCTTCGTCTAGAATAGAACTGACCGTAATGCTAGTGCCAAGTGTTAAAGACGTTGTAGCTGTAATGCTATCAATGTACGCAGCTTTAAAACGTGCTGCATCTGTGCCAAGGTCTACATCGCTATCAGTGACTGGATAAACTACACCGTCTTCAATGCGCACTTGTTCAACAGCTGTGCCGCCTACTTCTACAAAGACGCTCCAGCGGTTGTTGCTTGTATCAACTATAATCTTGTTTTTAAAATCTTGGTCACCAATAATTTCAATGTTACCGCCTTCACCAGCGCCACCATCGTGTTGGTGTCCGGTTGTTCCTGCCGCAGCATAAGCAAAAGCATTTACGAGTTGGTTATATTCATCATTAAACAACGATGCTGTTATAGTGTCGCCGTCTGTGAGGCTGCTTTGTCGTGTATAACTTGTTCCTGCCATCTGGGTTATCTCCTGCCTGCTGGGACGTAATTTATGTATATGCCGTTAATTGCGTAGGGTGCGTTCTGGTCTGTACTACTAATTCTAAAGCTGCAAGAATGTCCACTGCCTTGTATAGCTTGTCGAAGCATTGGGTCATTACTTGCTCCAAAAATAGCTGTTCCAAACACTGAGACTCCAAAGATTGCAGGGAGCGGAACAGAATCTAAAACATAATCGGGCGGCTGTGGTATTGATGTGTCTTCATAATCGTAACGCACTCTAAGGACTGGTTGAACTTCGCCTTCAGGCGTAATAGAAATCTTTGCGTAATGTAAAGTCTTTCTAGTTCCGATGTCTCCAAAGTCATAGTTAGGTGTTGCGTATTGTGCTTCAATATTAAAAGCTATGCCGTTTTCGTAAAACCTATTTCCTTTGTTATGGTTATAAACATAACCTGTAGCATCTCCGTGATATTCTTTTTCGACACCGTTAAAACCAAAACCTGACATAAAGCTTGTAGCTTGTATACCTTTTGTTTCTGCCCACTCAAAACCATTAGCAGCTAATGTTCCTATAATTCCTTTAGAGACTTTTGAAGACTCTCCTTCTACAGTATAAAATAATCTGTACTGTGACTTGCTTCTTAATACTGAACTTGATATTGTGTACGTATCAATTGACTTAGCAAGGTCTGAAGTAATAGACTGTATCTGTCGGCTTACTGATCCTAACTCAACGTCACCAATACGAGATGTACCAGCAACAGAACGAATACCATCAGGACTTAAAAATACTAAGTCGCCGCCGATTTCTTGTATGCTATGATTACTTAAACAACCTACATTTTGTGTAATAGGCACAATAGCAATAGAAGCAGGATCATTAATATTTATAAGCTTATGCAAGCTATTGCGACAAAAGATAATCAAGTCGTCTCGAAAGCTTTTAAGTCCAATTACTTGGTCAGCTAGTTGAATAGCTCCTGATCCGGTTCCTGTAAAGTCTTCAGGCGCAAAGTTCTTACTATAATAAATAGTATCTTTAGCTTCACTAGCTCCAGCAACTACTAAATGATGATCGTGTACAGCGCATGTTGAAGGGGCTAAAGTTCCTGATACTATTATTTCTTCTGCAAAGAAAGTACGAGTAGTTAAACCTCCAGTACCTTCCATGTGAAAGTAAAAGGGCTCATTGACTCCATCACAAATAATAATCTGACCGTAAGTAGTATTGCCTTCGTATAGCGCAAAGCTAGATTGTAGCTGGTTTGTTCGAGGCTGTAAAGGTCTTGAAATAAACGTGGTGTAGGTATCTCCAGTGCCTGCTACGTTTGCTCTATTAATTTGTAGCCAGCTATCTCCATCGACACTAAAGAAAACACCATCGCCTGAACATACTATAAGGCCATCTGCGTAAACTTCAAGGCCTAAAATTTTATTATTTCCATTTGGCTTTGTACTGCCAAAAGCTGTATAGCCATTTACACGGCGATACCCACCATCAGGATCGACTTCAAAGTTTACAAGCTTTGTAGCTAATCCGGGCTGGGCAAGCATCTCAAGCTGATTAAGGTTAGTATTTAAACCTCCTTTGCATGAGATACCAAAAGGTTGGGAAGCTGCCATATTATACGAATCTCATTCTGTCGTCTTTAATGTAAGTCGGCGAAGGCTCAATAAGATTTGAACGCATACTGCGTAAACCTTTTTTATAATCATCAAGCGCAAATGCAGCGGCTTGTGGGTTGTCTTTGAACTGCCAAATATAATATCGTGCTTTAGCTAAAAGAACTGAACTGTACATCTCAGGAAATACAAGAGTATCTGAGTATGCAGTTAGTTTTGTAGGAAGGGCCCACGCATAAAACCACACGCGGTATGCCTTATCAGGGATAGGGCTCAGTCCAAACTTGCGACTGTCAGGACTTCTAATAACTCTGTTGGGCTGACCGTACTGTTGAGTATCAGCATCATCTAAATTTTCGGAGACTCGTCTAAAGTCTTTCCATTCTTCGGTAGTCATAAAACGCAAGTTGCTTCCCATGAAAGGAGCTGTCTCGCCTTCGACACCTACTGTTGTAATATAAAAATTATCCCAGTCAATAGATCCATAGTCAGTTGTAACGCTATCGCTTGTGGGCTTCAGCTCATAAAAGCGTGTACCAGCTACTGTTTCAACATAAGTATTGCCGTACATTGGATCTACATCGCCGCTTCCGGCAACAGATAAAAAAGGCCATTGCGGCTCTTCAGTTATAATATCGAAGTATGCACGATTGATAGAATCTTTTACATGTTGCTGAACTCCTACCGAAGTTGCAAAGGAACCAGCTGTTAGAGAAACTTCATTCAGTTCGCGTAAAAGCTCGTTGGTTAAATCTAAGTAGGATGTTGACATGTTTATTTAGCCTGTGTAGTTTTTGAAGTTGTTGTTTCTTTCTTTTTAAAGATAGCATCCCAATTATCATCAAACTTCTTTTTATTCTCTGGCTTGTAAAAACTTCCTGTGTCACCAAATATTCTGTTGTTTTGATTGTTTCTTAACTTAACTCTGTTTGTAGCATTTCCTATCTGAGGCATCCTTTATTCTCCCTTTTAAAAAACAGAGGGGCTTTTACACCCCTCGTTTTCTTGACTAGTGCTTAGTCAATTTCGTAGAACGCTGATACGAGTGCATCAGGACGCAATACTTTAGCACCATAGACGTGCAAGCCGCGACAAATATCACCAAAGCTATCTTGGTCACGAAGGACTTCAGTGCTGGTGATAGTTTGTGCAGTTGCAGTAGAGCTAATGTGACCCGCGAGGATCTGACCAGCTGCTGCGCTAGTACCGGGGACGTTGTTAGACTTGTACATGTCAAAGCCACGCAGCTTGCCTGAAGATACCAGACCGTTGCGAATAGAACCTTGACCAGCATTAAAGTCTACAGACATCAACTTAGAGCTAGACTGAGAGAGCTGCTCGTAGAAGCTAGGCGGAGCTAGGAACCAGCGACCTTCTTCTGGGATGTTCTGCTCGTCAAGAAGACGGGCCATGTGAGCCATCACATCAAGAGGATCGTTAGCACCAGTGATATCGATAGCGCCAGCGCCATCAAATACACCAGCACCAAGGTTAGTAGCACTGTCTGTACCTAGAACGTGGTTAGGGGCAGAAGCAGAAACACCAGCAAACATTTTAGCAATTACACCAGCATCAAAAGCATCACGCAGAGCGTAAGCAGCAGATGAAGATGCAACTTCTTTAAAGTTTACGTGAGACATTGCAGTTTCAATATCGTCAACTTTGAATTTAAATGCGTTAGCCACATCTACAATCAAAGTAGTTTCTACGTCAGTCAGTTTAGTTTGAGCTACGTCCGCACCACGCTCATACTGATAGACAGTAATTTCTGGCTCTTTGATGATCTTTACAGAATCGCCATAGGCAGAGATTTCACCGGCATAGTCAGTGTTAGTAATAGCTTCAGCTACAGAAGACTTTCGAAAGAAGTTAAGAACCTTCTTAGAAAAGATTGAGGGAAGGAAAAACTGGTTAGTTTGACCTGCGCCATCACTAGCGAAGTTACCATTGGTGGTGGTTGCTTGTTCAAATGTTGCGTCACTTACGTTATAAGCCATGTTATGTTACTCCAAAAAAGACAATTAATTAAGGTACTACCCTGCCTTCCATTATGGCTTGATCAATTTCACTTTCAAATTTATCGAACTGAACCATAGACAGTTTAGCAATTTCCCGTTGTGACCAGATCTTCGGTTCTTTAGTGTCTACATTTGTTGTTTTAGTAGATACCATGTCAGCCGCTGATCGGGCAGATTGTGATTTTCCTGTCTTCTGTTTAGCTTTTGTAGTTAAACCATTTTCCATCTTATAAAGATCAATAGCTTTGATTGCCAGTGGAACATTATTAGGGTTATTATAGATCCAATCCTGAATTTGTTCAGGTTGTTCTTTAGCCCATGTATGAAACTTTTCGTCTCCACGAATGTCCTCAAAATCAGGATGTCGTGAACGCAATGTAGCTTCTGCTTCTTTACGACCAATTGCAGCTTCTCTTTCTTCGATGATTGCCATCTTAGTTTTAAGAGCTTCAAGTTGCTCAGCGCTTTTTAAATGCGCTACAGTTTCTACAGTATCATACAGATCTGGGTATTGAGTCCTAAAAGTTTGGAGATCTTCTTCGCTTTTTGGCGGCGTGTACGGAGCTTGTTGCTCTTGACCAGCTGCTTTGAGTTCGAGTTCTCGTTGCTTAAATTCGGCAATACGGTGATCATAGTGCTTCTTTAAATCATCATATCTCTTTTTATAATTAGAACTTCCTTTTTCAGAAGTCTCTTCTTTAGGTGCCGGGCTACGGGTGGCCTTTGGTTGAGATTCTTCTTCATAGTACATTCCATCTGCGCTTCCCTTACTTGGTGCGTCTGGCGTATGCCAAGACTTTTTAGAGTTGTACGGATTGGCTTGTGGTTCATTTACATCATCATTAACATCTAACATTCTATCACTCTCCTTTAGGGGCTTGTCAGTCTTTCAAGGTGGCTGTACTGTTCGCGTTTACAATACAGGGTCTCGATACTCCAAGGTGGCCTCTGGATTTTTATTGTGATAAGGGGCTCAAAAGTTTTGAGGTAGCCTTATCGTTATCTTACACTTGGCATTTGATTAGCAGAAATCATTTGTTTTTTAATTTCTTCTTCCTCTCCGGTTTCTGAATACATGCCACCTCTATTATCTGTGGGTGCATCATCTACCATGCCGCCAAATGCTTTCTTCATTAAACCGCCGTCATAGGCTTTCTCAGCTTCGTCCATCATAGTTTGTAGCTGATCAGCGCCTAACTGATCGGTGGCCTTCTTGGTGAAAACAAATTCACCATCCGATAACCTTGCGGGAATCGAATCTGATGTTCCAGTTCCGGGGCCTTCAACTTCCCCAGCACCAGAAAATTCTGTTGCAATAGATACTACTTTATCAAAAATGTCGCTTAAGCGCTCATCTGTGTCTAGCAGTTCCATGAGATATTCTTGGTCTTCTATTGGAAGAGCTTCATTTAATACATACTGAAGATGCTCTTGTTCCATTTCATCATCTGGAAGTTGTGAAGCTTTTACTTCTTCCATATCTTCTTCTGGAATATTGCTATAAGTATCAACAGGAACGTCATCTTCCATTTCCATCTCAGGCGGTACAAGCATAGAACCACCTTCAGCGTACTTAACTTTCATAGGATCATTTTTCATTGTGCCGCCTTTCATTTTTGCAGCACGCGGAGTAAGTTTTTCTAAACGGTCTAAGGCAGGGCCGTACATATCAACATCTTCTTCAGACACATTGGCTTTAAATTCTTTAAGATCTTGGGGCTTAAGCTTTTGCAAATATACATATACATCTTCAGCGCCATCAAACAAACTTAAGTTTTCAGCGGCTTCTTTACCAGACATGCCCCCAGCAGCTTCTGCTTGTTGCTCGTACATTTCCATACTGTAGTCATCGCCCATTACATTAGCTTGAGACTTAGCTGGAAGAGCTTTCATTAAGCTTTTATAGTCTTTATCGCTTAATTCTTCTAAGTACTGGGGGTTATCAGCAAGTTTTTCATTTAAGGCTTCTTGAACTCGTTCAGCATCTATCTGGCCTTTTTTAGCTTTAGAGACTTTTGTTCCTGCTGTTTTTTCTGCTACGTCATCTAGTTTGCCTAAAAGACTTAAGATTATTCCTGCTTTACCTGCCATTATTCTACCCTCTTTCTTGCTTCAATTATTTGATCTCTAAGCTGTAGGAGTCCTGCCAGAGAACTCACTCTCCCCTGCTTGCGGTACAGCTCCAGTTCCGATGTTGCCACCGCCAGTCCCTGTAGCTCCAAGTTCTTGAGGTTGAGAAGGTGCTGCTTCAGCGCCTCCCATAGCTCCGGGTTGTTGATTAGCGGGGACAGCCTCGCTGCCATTTGCTTGTCCAGCATTTTGTGCTCCTATAATTTTAGCCATGATCGCTGCTTCTTCAGGATCATTGAGAATTTCGTCAGGGTCAAGATCCAAGCTATATGCAAGCTCGCTAATAATCTTAGAAATCTTAACAAACGGAGCAATAGTTGGGTTTTGAGCTGTCTGTAAAAACATTGTTAAACGTTGGCTACGAACTTCTTTTTGCATTAAGCTGTTCGTGCCTAAAGCTTTAACTTCTAAATCACCTTGGATATTTAACTCGCCTTCAAAAAACTGCATGTTCCACTGAAAGAAGTATTCGCCAAGAGGCTTCAACAAAAAATCATCAACATTCTTAACTACTGTTTTCATATTTAAAGACGCAGCACCTAGTAACATAGACATGCCAGAGGCTGTACGAGTCATGCTCTGTACGCCTGTCTGTCCGTGAGAATAACTAGGAATGCCTGTTTCTTCGTCTGCAAGCTGTCTAAATTTATCAAACATCATTAAGTTTTCTTGAGAAGTATTAGGAAACTTTAAACCATGAATTGCTTGACCTTGCATACCGGCTTGTCGTCTAAAGACTTTACCCGGATAAATTTCCATTGATTGTCCACCAACCAACGCAGACTCGTCTACATCAAATACTAGAGAGCCGCTTAACGCTAAGTTGTCAATTGCCATACGTGCGTGGCCGTTCATTATCTGTTGCGAGTCATCCATATTCTCAGCAACGCCAATACCAAAAAAGCTATAAGGATTTCGCTCATATGGAAAAGCGTTGTAGGGGATTCTGTAAGGAGTAAATGGATTGATAACGCCCCTGAGAAGCTTGCCGTTACAAATCCAAGCATTGACTTGAACTTCATCTAAAGTGTCTACTCCTTCTGGTAACTGCATGCCTACTTCTTTAGCATAGTCTGCATCCATTATTCCCCAGTATTCTATAACACTATACTGATCAGAGCCGTATTCTTCAGTTCGTGCATCGTCTTTCAGTTCAAACTCGTAATCTTTTTCTACGTAGTTTGGGCCCAGCTCAAGACATTCACGAATTTTATCTTTATCGAAATAAG